GTAATTGTTCGTCTCTCTCGCTAAATCAATTAGTATACGAAAGGCGGCTAATGTAGCTTGTGCAGGCATTCTAGTGTCAAACTTAGAATAATCTCCTGCAACAATGCGATCATGACCGTATCTAATGACGTACCGCGCAAGTTGATCCCATTCGGGACCGTGCGCGTTGACGCCTACGGCAATTTCACTTTCAGTCGGAAACATTTGTAAATACCTTGCTACAGGTAAGAAGTACTTGCGAATCAACAACTGAAATGCTACTGGTGCGGCTTGGAACACTCTGACCTTATCCTTAGTCAGCTTAGTTGGCTCATCTTTGAGACACCCTTTAAAAATTGGGTATCCCCGATCGCCAGACGCATAAATTTCTTCTAATTTATAAGCCTCTGTCCAGATCATTTCATCCAGTTCCTTTGGACACTGGAAGAGATCAAATTCTTCTGGATCAAGGTGCGTCATAAGCTTACTCTTTGCTCCTGAGAGTGGAAAACCTAATGAGGTGTTAGACGGTATAGCATCAATAAAGCGCTTGCCGTCAATACCGCAAATGTTTTGCATCTCAGTCAGTGGTTTAATTGTATCCACAAACTTTCGGAACTTCTGCATATGGTTCAGCATGTGCTCTGTATAATCAGAAACGGCTGCTGACAGCAGATGTCCTTCGAAAGGCAAAGCTGGGTCAGATATTGTTGCAATATTAACCTGAAAGGGCTTCCAGTTCGGCTTGAACTTTGGTTGCCCCCACTTATTTTGTACGCCTGTCACTTCAGCAACTTTATCGCTGATGACGGTAGGTACAACTCGAGACGTATAGGTGGAACGACCGTTTACCTGGCCGTAATAATCCACCTGAGCAGGAGCTTCCAAATATTTAATGGGGCTCTTGAAGTGTACTTCATCGTTCTGATAGTACGACACTCCATACTGCTCTTTGACCAATCTTCCTTCATCCTTACACAATAACACACCTGGTATTTTTGCCAGTTTATCATAGCATTGGTCAAAAATGGACTTTGTTAGCGTACCTGCGACTCCATATCTCTTACCACTCACTCCAGCTAGGTGAAACCCAGCAATAACGGGTGAATTGGTACAGGAGACCCAAGTAGCCAAACACAATCCTTTAAACGTCTCTCGATCTAACGTGTACTCTAATCCATCATATTGGACATAACCGACGCATATATTCTTCTTCGGGTTCAACAGAGCCTTGACATTCATTGTGTCACCTGTCTTATCCTTGTAAGTTAATACGCCTGCACACCTTTGCACCTCGCCTAGGGGCAAGAATTGCGTCAAATTTTTCCAACTACCACCTGAGGACACATAAATCAAACTAAGGTCCGAATTCGGAACATCTACCGACTGGTGGCGACTAATTGTGGTCTTAAACGAC